TGACATCGCCGACAGCGTAGGGCTGCCGAAGCCGCAGACCGCGCGCGAGCGAGTCGTTGGCGACGTTGCGACGACCATGGCCTCCGGCGGCGGCATGATGGGCGGCGCGAACCGTTTGGCGCAGGCAGCTGCCGGCCCGGTGGCGCAGAACGCGTTGGCCACGCTCGGCCAGAACGCTGGCATGCAGACCCTTTCGAATGCGGCTGCAGGCGGCGCGGGCGGCTACGTGCGGGAGACTGGCGGCGACGGCGCGGCGCAGTTCGCCGCAGCACTGGCGGCCGGTGTTGGCGCACCCATGGCAGCGAACAAGCTCGCGCAGGCTGGCGAGTCGGTCACCAATGCCGTGCGCCGCGCCACCACCCCGGCACCAGCCCCGAATCAGCAGATTGATGTGCAGATCAGCCAAGCGCTGCAGCAGGGCGGAGTGGACTTCAGCCAACTGGCTCCGGCCGTGCAGAACAGCATCCGCCAGGATGTGGCGGCCGCGACCCAGACCAATGGCATCCTGTCGCCGGACGCGGTGCGCCGCCTGGCCGATTACCGCATGGTCGGCGCTACCCCAACGCGCGGTTCCTTGACGCTGGACCCGGCCACGATCACGCAGGAACGCAACCTGGCCAAGCTTGGCATCAACAGCAAGGACGCCGCGGCGCAGGAACTCGGCCGCGTGCAGAACGCCAACAACCGGACGCTGATCAACAACCTGAATGACCTGGGCGCGGGCACTGCCGAAAGCCAGTACGACGCCGGCGGCCGCATCCTGCAGGCGCTGGGCAATACAGACCAGGCCGCGCGGGACGCCATCGGCGCGGCCTACTCGCGCGCTCGGGACTCGGCCGGCCGCAGCGCACCGCTGGACCCGTCTGCCTTCCCGCAGCGTGCGGGCGCCCTGCTCAACCAGGCGAATGCTGAAAGCTTCTTGCCAGGAGGCATCCGCGACACGCTGAACCGTATCGCGCAAGGACAGATTCCGCTGAATGTGGAAATCGCGGAGCAGCTGAAGAGCAACATTGGGCGGATCCAGCGCGGCGCCACCGATGGCAACACGCGCTACGCGCTCGGTCTGGTGCGCCAAGCCCTGGAAGATACGCCGCTGCAGCAGTCCGCCCAGAACGTGGGCCAGGAATCCATCGACGCCTTCAACAGCGCCCGCGCGCTGAACCGAAGCTACATGCAGCAGGTCGAGAGCACCCCGGCATTGCAGGCGCTCCGTGACGGCGTGCAGCCGGATAAGTTCGTGCAGAACTTCATCGTTGGCCAGGGCGGCAAGGCCAATGTGGCCGACCTGACTGCACTGCGCACTGCCGTGGAAAACGACCCCGGCGCGCTGCAGGTCATCCGCAACCAGATCGCTGCACATCTCAAGAGCCAGGCGCTGAACAGCGCGGCGGACGAGGTCGGCAACGTCAGCCAATCGGCATTCAACAAGGCACTACGTCAGATCGGGGATGAGAAACTGGGCATGTTCTTCACGCCGGACGAGGTGGCACAGCTGCGCGCCGTAGGCCGCGTGGCCAGCTATGAGCAGTTCCAGCCGAAGGGATCGGCGGTGAACAACTCCAACACGGCCGCCGCCGGGCTGTCCGCCATTCTGGACCGCATCGCCAACAGCCCGCTGCTCAGCAAGATTCCGTTCGGAAATCAGCTGGCCGGGCCGGTGCAAAACATCTCGGTGGGGATTCAGTCCCGCAACGCACTGAACGTGCCGAATGCGCTCAACCAGCCGCTGCGCAACTCGCCGCGCAACCGCCTGATGCTGTCGCCGGCGGCATTCCTGGGGACGAACGATGAAAAGCAGTGATCACTTCTTGCGCGACCACAGCCACGCGTTGATGATCATTGCGACGATGGCACCTGCTTTGATGGGATCGATGCTCATGAATGGCTCGGAGGGGAAGGTATGAGGCAAATTATCCCCCTGTTCGGCTTGGGCACCAAGAACAAGTCTGTAACGGTTTCCGCGCAGAGCCGCATCAACGTCTATGCGGACGTGACGAGCGATGCGGACAAGTCGAACGTGTGCTTCCTGGGCTGCCCGGGCCTGTCCGCGCCGCTGGTTTCCTTCGGGGAAACGCCGGTGCGCGGCATGATCAAGGCCGGCGATTTCTTCTACGTCGTGCACCGTGGGACCATGTGGAAGGTGAACAATGCCGGAGACACTACCCTCTGCGGAGTGATCGCCACCACGGCCGGCCGCGTGGCCATGAGCTACAACGGGCTGCAGGTGAGCGTGGCGGACGGCCAGGGCATGTATGTCTACACCGTGGCTACAGCGGCCTTCACGCAGGTTTCGTCGGCCCTGATGGCCAATCCGATGGACCTGACCTATCAGGACCACTACACCATCGCGGCATTCACCAACAGCGGCATGTTCCAGCTGTCGGCCATCGATGACAGCACCACCTTCGACGCGCTGGACTTCGCCTCTGCCGAGTCCGATCCGGACAACCTGGTGCGCGTGATCTCCGATCATGGCGAGCTGGTGCTCTTCGGCCAGCAAACCACGGAGTTCTGGGGCAACACTGGCGCGCGGGCCTTCCCATATGCCAACCAGCGCGGCTCTACGCTGGAATTCGGCCTGGCCGCGCCGTGGTCCCTGGTCAAGTACAACGATTCGCTGGCTGGCCTGATGAAGAACAAAATGGGGCAGGTCCAGGTCATGATGCTGGCCGGGCACAACCTGCAGCCGCTGGAAGGGCGCGACAGCAACTTCACGCTGGCCATCAACTCCTACGCCACGGTCTCCGATGCTACGGCCTTCGGCTACATGCTGGGTGGCCACCCCATGTTGCAGGTCAACTTCCCAACGGCCGGAAAGAGTTGGCTGTTCGACTCGAAATCCAATTCGTGGAGTGAGCTGCAGTCGGGCCTGTCCGGCGGCCGTCACCGCGCTGAGATCGGCATCGAGTTCCAGAACAAGACAATCGTTTCCGACTACGAGAACGGCAATATCTACGTGCTCGACCAGGATGCATTGACCGACAACGGCATGCAGCGGCCCTATGAGCTGACGGCGCGGCACTTCTTCTCGAACTACAACCGGGTGACCGTCAACAGCCTGAAGCTGGATTTCGAGACCGGCGTGGGCCTCGTTGACGGCCAGGGCAGTGACCCGCAAGTGATGCTGCAGATCTCGCGCGACAACGGCCATACCTGGGGCGCGGAGCTGTGGATGCCGCTGGGGAAGATGGGCAAGTACCGCACGGAGGTGATCTGGACACGGCTGGGCATCGGCCGCGACTTCATTTTCCGAGTGCGCATCACCGATCCCGTGCGGTTCTCATTGACCGGCGCGGCCATTGACGCAGAGGTGCTGCAATGAACATGAACGCGCCCCTGCAGGAATCGCTGTCGCCGCTGTCGCCGGGCTGGTCGAACTGGTTCTCGCAGGCGACCAATGCCGTGCAGGGATGGACCAAGTCCTACACCGCGCAGTCCACCCTGGATTTCCCGTCGATCCCGGCCAACTCGCAGCAGCGCCTCAACACCAGCGCCGCGCCGCTGAAGGTCGGCGACATCGTCCTGGTGACCCCGCTGATCGACATCGCCGGCGTCATCTTCACCGGCATTGTGGCCACGGACGGCGTGCTCACGATCATCGCCAGCAACATCACCGCCGGTGCCATTAATCCACCCTCGGCCAGCTTCCGCGTGGTCATCTTGCAGAACTAGGAAAGAATCATGCCAACTGTGAAATTGAGCCCCATCCTGAACGGTCAGATTGTCGATGAGAACGGAGCGCCGGCCGTCGGCTGGCAGATTTCAAGCTATGTCGCAGGCTCGTCAACGCCGCTGGCCACCTACACCACGGCAGCCGGTGATGTGCAGCATGCCAATCCTGAACTGCTGGATGCGCTCGGCTATCCGTCCAATGGGCAGATCTGGCTGGAGAGCGGCAAGTCGTACAAGCTGGTCCTGGCTGATGGAAATGGCGTCGTTAAGAAGACGTTTGACAATATCGCCGGCGTCAACGACACCACGATTGCCGTTGGCCAGTGGCAGGCCTCCGGCATCACCCCGACCTACATCAGCGCGAATTCCTTCTCGCTGCCCGGTGACCAGACGACCGAGTTCCATCTCGGCCGCCGCGAGCAACTCATCACCGCCACCGGCACGCTGTATGGCCAGATCATCAAGAGCGTCTACAGCGGTGGGCTGACCACGATCACGGTCCTGCTCGACAGCGGCGCTTTGGACAACGGTCTCAGCAGCGTGAATCACAGCATCCTGCGCGCGGACCACACCGGCGAGATCAGCAACCCCAGCGGGAAAAACCGCGTCATCAATGGCGCGTTCAACGTCAACGAGCGCGGCTATACCTCTGGCACTGTGCAGGCCAGCGGCAGCTATTCCATGGACCGCTGGAGATCCTCCAGTGCCAATTCCTCCATGACCTTCACCACGGCACCGCAGGGCCAGGTAGTCACGCTGGTGGGCAGCTACCAGCAGCGAATTGAGCGCGCTAACATGGAAGCTGGCAGCTACATGGTTTCGTGGCAGGGCAGCGCGCAGTGCCGCATCTACCGCGTGGGCGACACGCCGCCGGCCTATTCGATCTCTCCGATTGTGTTTGTGTGCGACGGTACCAGTGACGTCATAATCGAGTTCAACGCCGGCACGCTCTGGAAGGTCCAGGTTGAGTTGGGCGGCGCGATCACCCCCTTTGAGTTCCGCCACATCAGCCAAGAGAAATGGCTGTGCGCTTGGTTCTTTGAGCGCCTCAGTCTTAATAGCGCTCCCTGCGCAACAGGTCAGGCACTTTCCGCAACAAACGCTACCGGCTTCATTCCATTTAAACGGAAAAAACGGAGCACATCGGGTCTCGTTTCATTCAGTGGCACTCCAGTGCCGACTACTGCAAACGGCGGGGCAGCATCTGGGACTGTCGTCATTCCATCTACGAATGATGAGATGGCCGTTTGGCAATTCTCTGGTAGTGGACTTGCCGCTGGTAATGCATGCCTCTTGACTGGCAGCGGCGTCCAACTCGTCGCAGATTTTGATTTCTAAGGAGGCATCATGCCAGATGCAGAACACCCTTATGCGCTGCTGCACGATCCCCACGGAGTTCTTTGGTACGACGGGACAACGATCTGGTATGTGGGCGATGGCAGCTATCGATGGCAGGATTACCTGGACTGGCTGGCGCTGGGCAACACGCCACTGCCGGCCATCTTCTGAGGTGATGAATGGCCGATGAACAAGAGATGATCGTCCGGATGACCAGGATGGAAACCATGATGGATGGTTTCCGCGAAGGCCAGGCCGATATCAAGGACATGCTGCGGCGGTTCCTGGCGACTCAGGAGATCGTCACGCAGCACGGCGAGGCCATCAAGGCTTTGCTCGACAGCGACCAGCGCATGGTGCTGCGCATGGATTCTCACTCGCAGTGGCAGACGCAGCACGAAGAGATGACGGATCGGGCCATCGACAAGATCGACCTGAAATTCGACAACAAGATTGACGAAGTCTGGAAGAGCCAGCGAACCGGCTTCACCGAGATTGCGACGTTTCAAAACCGGCTGCGCGGCGGCATGGTCGTGGTGTATGCGCTGCTGGGGACCATCGGAAGCGCGGGAATGCTCGGCGGCACCTGGCTGATCAACACCGTGAACAAGGCCGAGCAGATCAACCTGGTGCAGGCTCAGGAGCTGTCCGAGCTGCGCCGCATGGTGACCAAGGAGGGAAGATGAATTTCGACCAGGCATTCGATGCCCTGATTGGCCATGAGGGCGGCTACAGCAACAATCCAGCCGACACTGGCGGCGAGACCATGTGGGGCGTAACGCTGACCGTGGCCCGCGCCAGCGGCTACACCGGCCCGATGAAGGATCTGCCGCGCGACACGGCCAAGGCCATCTACCGCGCGCAGTACTGGGACGCCATCCGCGCCGATCAACTGCCCGACCAGGTCCGCTTCGATATTTTCGATGCCGCGGTCAATTCAGGCGTGAAGCAGGCCGTCAAGTGGCTGCAGCGCGTGGTGGGCGTGAGCGAGGACGGAATCATCGGCCCGGCCACGCTGGGCGCGGCTTCTGCGGTGGGCGAGAGTATTGGCAGCCGCTACAGCGGTGTGCGCCTGAAGTTCATGACCGACCTGCCGACCTGGCCGACCTTTGGCCGTGGCTGGGCCAGGCGGATTGCATCAAACCTGACGAGAGAGGTAGCATAATGTGGCCCACACTCATTCCCCTGATCGGCAACCTGCTGGACAAGCTCTTTCCCGACCCAAAGGCAGCGGAGGACGCCAAGCTCAAGGTCATGCAGATGGCGCAGACCGGCGAGCTGGCGCAGCTTGATGCTGACCTCAAGATGGCCCAAGGACAGATGGAAATCAACAAGGTCGAGGCGGCCAATCCGAGCATCTTCGTTTCTGGCTGGCGGCCGTTCGTGGGCTGGATCTGCGGCGCCGCGTTCGCGTTCAAGTTCATCGGCGGTCCGATGCTGGTGCTGGTAGCTGGCTACTTCGGCCATACCGTCACGCTGCCGCAGATGGACTATTCCGAGATGAGCACCATCCTGCTTGGCATGCTCGGTATCGGTGCTCTGCGTACCGTAGAGAAGGTCAAGGGCGTGGCCTAAAGCCTCGCCGCAATAGAATCCGAAGTCTCCCGGTAGTAG